AAGCAACTGGTAATAAAATTAAAGTTAAAGGTGAAGATGGAAAAGTAATACCTAGATCTAAGGTTACTGGTCGTGATATAGGCGATATTTTTGCGTATAAAATATCTCAAGTTGGTACTGCTTTAGGTGCAACAGGTAACTCAGCTAGACAACTAGGTATGTCTATTAGTGATAAACAACTTAAAGATTTGTATGACTCTGCTTTAGATGGTGGGTTTGTAAAGGACACTAAAAAGAAACCTAAAGAACCTAGTAAGTTTATGGAAGGCACTGCTAAAGTTCAAAATAGATTAATAAGATTATTAGTTTCACACCCTTCTACCAGTGCTTTAAATGTAATTGGTTGGGGTGCGAACTCCGCATTACAAAGTGCATCAGATATGTCTGTAGCATTAATTTATGCAGGTAAAGGTACTCTGCAAAAGCTTATAGGAATGACAGAAGAAGGTGCTAATACACAAAGAATAGCTAAAGCACTTATTGAATCCAATGCCCAAAGAGTAAGATTTTTATTAGATGCTGACATGACTTACACTGCTTTTGAATCAGCGCTGCAAAGAAATTCTGAGGCATTGGAAAAATTAAACAGCGTACTTCCCGGTGGTGTAGAAAACACTAATCAACTTTTAACTGGTGGTAAATTTACCCCAGATCAAAAACTTGTTGGATTAGCTATAGATGAAAAAATTGACTTAATTCAAAGACTATCTTTAGTACAAGCACAAGATGCATTTACTAAGTCGCAAGAGTTTTTATTCCAGATGGATAAAAAACTTAGGATTGCCACAGGTAAAGGTTGGAATGATTTTTATCGGTCACAAAACATTGGGGATATGACACTTCAAAAGTACATGGCATCAAAAGAATATCGTGATATAGAGGCTAGTGCTGTTGATGATACAATAGAAGCTATATTTTCTAAGTCTTACAAGTCTAGTGATGGCATAGGTAAACTTGCTGGTATGTTAGAGGACGCTAGAAATATGCCGGGTCTTGGTATGATAGTTCCTTTTGGAAGATTCTTTAATAACACTATAGGTTTTTTAGGTAAAAACACTACAGGTGTAAACGTTATTTTAAAAGCTGCAGGTAAGTATGAAGATATGTCTTACGAAGAAGCTATATCTAGGTCATTAGTTAGTGCTGGTATTATTTACACACTAGCACAACAAGAGATAGAAAATGTAAAGCAGGGTTTGCCTATGTATGCGGCTCAAGATCCTTTAACAGGTGAGGTCTTTAGTCAACAATATGACTTCCCTGTTTCAGCATACAAAGGTGCAGCAAGAATAATGGCACTTAGTTTAATGGGTGAAGACCAGCAAGCAATAAAAGCTTTTGGTCAGTTTACTCAAGACTTTGGACTTTCAGGGTTACTTAGAAACTTAGATAAAACACAACGTGATACATTAGAAGCTATTAAATTTATGGCTGATCCTGAAAGAAGAGATGTAGTTAAAGGTATGGAAATAGTTGGCACTACATTAGCAACTCAATATGTTAATCCTTTGATCAGGCCGCTAGAACCATTGAATATTTTAGCTGGTGTTGCAAGAGGTGAAAATGCAGCACCAATTGACAGGGTTCAAAATAATAAATTAATTAATAATGCATTTCGTTATGTAGATAATATCATTCCTCTGTTTACAGGTAAACCACTAGCAGATCCTAGAGAGACTGCAGCAGGTGGTAGGGCTGATATACAATCAACTAAAGTATTGGGTGCTAGAATCATTAGGCTTACTGACACACAACGTGTGATGAATAAAATGGGTCTTAGAGATTTTGATTTAAATACTGCTAAGAAGATAAGAGATCAAGCACCGAAAGCAGCTAATGCTCTTAATGGTATCGTGTTTGATATTATAGAAGCTGAGTCTAGTCTACTGTTAGAAAGTAGTTGGTTTGATAAACTAACTCAGCAACAAAAACTGGATCATTGGGATGATGATGTTGTGCCAAGGGCAAAAGAATTAGCTAAAACATTTTTAAGGATGCAATACTCTGGTCCTGAAGAAGTAATATCATTACAATACGACATAACATCTAAGTATCCTAAAAAAAATATTGAAAAAGCTAGGAAAGAATTAGACCTAGAAGGAATAGAAGACTTAGAACAAAACGAGTTATTTATTTTACAACAGTATTTAAATACTGAAAAGTCACTAAGAGATCTATCAAGATTCCAAAAGATGACAGAATAAATAAGGGGGCAAAAGCCCCCTTTATCTATTCTACATCATCGTCTAGCATATAGTCTGCCCAATCATATGCTTCACGTTTTATATCAGCTTTATGTACATGACCCGGAGATCTAGACAACAATGCCGCCATTGCTTGACCAGCCATAAATCTACGTGCAGTTAGTGGCTTGGTTTTAGTTGGCGGTTTTCTATTTTGTTGTCTGTATTTTTTAGCTTCCTCTTCTAGTTTTAATTTTCTGCTCATTTAGTTTTACCTTTTCAAGGTTATAGAAATAGGCTTTATTAAAGCCCATCTCCCAATCCCTGTTTTGTTTTGTATTTTTAGAGTAAGGATTACCCAACTTACCAGTTTTAAAAGCTCTCATACCTTCATCATATGGTTTCATTTATGAATCTCCTTCATAGTTTCCAACATTTTTCGTAAGTACCATTCAGCTTTTTCCATATCCTCAACAGGATTACCTTTATATCCATGTCGATGTTGATATTTAATTAAGTTACCATGACAGTAACCTTTAAACTCTTCTGGTGTTAAAACCTGTTTGATGTAATCAATACACTCCACTCCATTGCCTAACTTATAATGCGCTGGATTGTTTACTGGATCATTATTCATTTGATTTCCACTAGCTCTGCTTCTGTGTAAGGGATATGATAGAATGTTTCATGCTCTGGCATTCTATAGTTTGGACCTTTTGGTTTTTGAATGCAAGCATCTGTCATTTGAGTACCATTAATTTTCCATGCTTTATTATAACTCCTATTGAATACAAAGAAATTCAAGTTGTTTAAATTATCTTTATACTTTTCTACTAGTCTTCGTTTACGTCCGGGTATTCTAACCTCCGCCCAATGGGTAGGCCAATCACCATTCCATTGTGCCTTACGTTCAGCTTCATGGTAGTAAGTAACCCCATCTTTTTCTGACTTAACATCTGCATAGTAATCTTCAGTAGAGCTAAGGATAGTGTGACCTTCAGCTTCTAAGTACTTGATAAGTGCTTCTTTAGATGGTGTGTCAACTTTGTCATAGACTTTTTTTCTGAAAGGTCTTACATATACATCCATGATGTACTCCTTTGTAGTGAGATTTGAATTATATACTCTTTGGTATTTCGAAGCAATAGGTATTTGCAGTCGCATCTGGTGATGGTTTAGTACTCACCAATCTTTCTTCCATCGCTATTGCTACTTTCATACATGTATTGTAATCAGTAAATAGTGAGTGAAAAGCTTGAACTTTCATGTTACCTTGAAAGCTCATGATGAGTACTAAAACATACACTAGAACAAACCTGAGACTGTATCCACTACCAGTGGGATAACAAAGTCTGCTAACACTACCACACCTGCTATTGCTGTTATAACTTCAAACATATTTTTCTCCTTATGTTATGTCTACCATTTCACAAACATCACCTGTACAGGCCATTGTTTGCATTGATACCGTGTTATCTTCTTTTTCGTACTCTGAAAGTTTTGACCAATCAATAGATTTAGGCATAGTCAATAGTACATTGTTGTAAGTATTACTGTCAACCTCTTGATAAGGTGCTTGCTGATAGGTATGCTCATTGTATGGTAGAAATGACACACCTGACATTTCATCAAAGTGTTTATAAACAAACGCACCTACTTCAAACCACTCATCCTTACGTACATTTATTGTTACGCTAGGTTTATGTTCGCACCATGAACGTTGATAAGCCAACCAAGTTTCAAGCTGCTCAATGGCTGATACTTCTTCTGTAACGACAGCACTGACAGGTGATTTTTGTGGGAAACTAAACACTGTTGTTTGATCTGGCTTCATAACACAAGGCTCACTGGGAATGCCTTGATCTATCATAAACTGTGTTAGTGGATCTTTATTATCACCACGGACAGTACGGATATAATAGGGACTGTGACGAGCATGTATGCCACTGGCACTATCCACCAATTGTGAGACCGTGCCCGAAGGCTTGACGCATGTAATTGCAGCAGCAACAGGTATACCAAGACGGTCAGCCCATTCAGCATTAGTAGATACACAAATCCCACGAAGGTGTTCAAGAGTCTTCTCCAATCCTTTGTTACTTAGAGTCATCAAAGGGTTGTCCATTATCCCTGTGAGTGACACACCAAGCAGTCGTTCTTCTTCTGTATTTCTAGACCACACCTTTCGCAAGTAGGGGAACTTAGTGTATGTAGATTGGACAGTTCCCAAAATTGTTGCCAGACGGACCTTTCGTTCAAGATCCTCCACACTGTCTGTGGCACGGACAACAACCTCTGTAAGATTACAGAACTGATATGGACGAAGGATAATTTCACTGCAAGGATTAGTTCCGAACTCATAGTCTGGATTACGTCTACCATTTTTAGCAGCTTGGACTTTACTTGCTTGACGATTGAATACACCACGTTCTCCACTTCCTGATTCTACTAATGCCATCCACTCTCGCATAAAGGATACAGCATCTGGCTTCTCTGTATAGCTCACAGAGTTATTAGCTAAGGCACGTTGTGGGTCATTCTCCCACCATGCACCTGACTTAGCATG